TATTCATTATCTATTAACACTAATTTTCACATAACAATATTGCTCCATATATTATCATAATATTTGTCGAAAATTTTTATAAATTTCTTTTAAATATTTATTAACATTTTTCGTTATTATTCATACAATATAGTATAATAAAATATTAATAAAAAGAGAGAGGTAAAATATGTTTAATATAAGGGATATGGTAAAATACAAAACATTAATTAATCCTCATGGAAATTGGGGTGTTATAGTAGAAATTTTAAATGTAGAAGATAGCATACACCAAGAAACTAAAGGAATTAGATTATATAGAATTAATCCATTAGATACAAGGATAAGTTGTGAGTTTATCGAAGAAAATAATATAATACAAGCTTATTCAATGTATTATGAAGAAAAGGGAGAATAGTTCACAATTTGAAATTATTACGAGTTAGATTGGGGGTATAGATTTGAATTTATTAGAAAATTATTTAGTTGAGGTTATTAAAATAGAGCCTTTTACTGACGAGGATTGGAGCAATGAACCTTGGGCAAAAGGGAAGGAGTTTATATGGGTTACTGCGAGTTTTAACTGCTACGGGAATATATCAACTCATAAAAGAGTTTATACTACAGTTGAATGGCAAGAGATAGTAGATAGAGGTTATTACATGGGGTAATCAATGAATAATTTAAAACTATTTTGAAATAAATGGGATTTATTTTAAGGAGGTGATAAAATGTTATTAACAACATTAATATTTCTATTTATTACATTAGCAATTTTATACATAATAGCTGATTTATAGGAGGTATAATAAATGAAAGAAAATAGAAAAGTTTTATGTTATGATATAATTTCTTATATGTCGGTATTAGTTGGATTTGATGTTACTAAATTAGGTGATGATGAAATTATATTAATGGTGGAAAAATTACAAGAATTAAGTGATTTTAGTTTATTATTATTACACGAGGATTTAATTTCAATATATAAAGAAAGTTGTATTACGGAGGAATAAATTAAAATAAGGAGGAAAAATAATTATGTATCATTGTGAAAATTGTTATAGAGAAATAAGTAGTTATGAATATTATTGTAATGGACATTTATGTGAATATTGTAAAAGAAATATTTAATTAAATTAAAAGGGGTTTGGGAATATGTGTAAATTTAAAGCTGAAAGATTAATAAAGGATATTTTAGAAAGGTTACATTGTAGATTTATTTGCAGTAAAATAGAAGATGGTATATTAATAATTAGATATTTGGACGCATGGGGTAACACAAGGAAAGATTGTTTTCCTTATCGCTATATGAGCGAGGGAGATATTGAAAATATGGTAGTAAATGGAGTGTATTAAAATGACAATAAAAGAGTTAAAAGAAAAATTAGAATGTTTAATTGAAGATGGTAAAGAAGATTATATATTAATTTTAGATGGATTATTGTATACAGATGATTACGAAATTTATGTTAATAATGAACGTAAGGAGGTTTGGTTATAATGAGTGATGAAAGATTTGCAATGTTTGTTATTTTATCAAGAAAAGTCGGACAAGTATTAGCTTACAATAATTTATACCCTCCCGACATTGTATCAATATGTTATGATTACGTTAATGCAGGTTGTAAAAGCAGAGAAGACTATGAATATATGATTAATTTTTTAATAGAAAATAAAGATGTAAGAGAGGAGTTATTAAAATGAGTAGAATTGAGAAAAGTTATAATTTGAGAAATGAATGTTTATCACAAGAAAGAGTATTTACTGATAGTTTTTTAATAAATTTATATGAATATATTGAAAATAATGAAGATAGAGAAAAATATTTAGATATTTTAATTACAGAGTTTAGAGGAGAAATTCCACAAAAATTTTTAGAGGGAAAATTTCAGAAAAATTTTTAGAGGTGTTATTATTATGAATGAAAGTTGTTTAGATAGAGTAATAATTACAATAGAAGAATTAGGAGAGTTAATACAAGCATTATCTAAATATGTACGTTATATAAATTCTGATGAAACTTTAAGAAATAGTAAATATGAAATAGAGTACATGATTTTAGAAGAAATAGCAGACGTTGAACTATGTTTAACAAAGTTAAAAAACATAATGAATATACAAGAAAAAGAATTAAATTATATAAAGCATTTTAAGCAAGAAAGGTTCGAAAGATTGTATAATAAATAGGGGATAAAAATATCCTCTATTTTTCGTATTTTCTATTGAAATTATGATTAATATTTGGTAAAATATAATTAAGGAAAGGGTTAAAGATTTAGTGGTTCGGAGGGGGATATATTATGAACGCTAAACGTCAATTAAGTGGTCTTAAAAGGGTAGACTTTTCAAATAAAAATGATAAACAAAAAATTAAATATTTAGTTAAAAAATATGAACTATTAGGGTACTCAATTCCAACGTATTTGCAAGGCAAATCACTTACACAAAGGCAATTAACACAAGCAGTTAATAAAATTACTACTGGGTTAAATTCTGTTATTAAAAAAGAAACTGCTCTAAAAAAATCTTATAAAAAGTCAATTGACTATCAATATAATCAAACGGTTAAAAAGTTCAATAGAGAAGTTGATAAAACACTCCAAGCACTTGAAACTATGAATTTACCCAGTTTACAAGTAAATTACCTTAAAGGTAAAGACCTATTTTTAACTTATTATGATAAAAAATCATTTATTTATGATGGTATTCCTTTGCAACATCTTGATGATATATATATTGCAGACAATAAAACTAAAAGAGAAATGATAAAGAAATTCAAACAAGATATGAAAGAAATAAAATTTGTTAATGTTTATAAAAAATTAACAGACAGTACAGAAAATGACAATTGGTTTAATAATGAATTTATGTCATCACCTTCTATACAGTTAGGGTGTAAGCCTTATGTACAAGAAATGATAAGGAAAGAATACAACAGATTAACACCACTTCAAAAAGATATGTGGATTAAAGAAGTTTTAAGAGATTTAAGAGATAGATACCCCGAAGATAGTGTAATTGGAAACGAAGAAAGAATTGAAACAAATATTTATGATACTGTTACTAAATCAATAGAAAAATATAAAACACTTAAAGGTTTAAAAGGAGTGTATGATTAATGGATTTGAATAAAAGGTTAAAAGATATAAAGAATAATGGGATTATGAATTATATTTCTAAAGATAAAATAAAAGCTACAAGTGATAAAGACGTTTTAAATTTTGCATTTGATATAGAAGCGTGTGCAATAAATAATAAAAGTGAAATGTTAACTTATTCAATCGCTCTTATGAGTTGTAATAATGATAGCGATATATGTTATTGGTACAATAAAGTTAGTAAATTTAATGATATGTTAATAAATCTAAATTGTAAACAAATTAATTTATTTGCTCATAACTGCTTATATGACGTAAAACCTTTTTTACTAGACTTTGTAAAGAGATATGGAAATAAACAAAGACAAGAGGGTTATTTTTTAAAAAAGCAATGGAATGAATTTGAAAAAATTTATGAAGTTTTAAACTTTCAAAGTTCTGATAAAGAAAATAAAGAATTAAAACCTTTTGAATATCGATTACTTATGAAAAATGGTGTGTTTTATAAATTAACAATAGCAACAGAATTTGGATTAATAAATTTTTATGATACCTTTAAACTTGCTCCGTTTTCATTAAAAAAATGTTGTTCTGATTTTCTAGGATTGAATTTGGGTAAAGATGGTTTGGACTATGATAAAGAAAGAACTCTTGATGATGATTTAACAGAGCAAGAAATGACGTATATTTATGAGGACGTTTATGGATTAAGTTATTTAGTAAAACTTCTAAAAATAAATGGTATTGATTTAAACGGTCAAAAGATTAAATATGATAAACTTACAAATTCGGGTCAAGCATTAGCAAATTATAAATTAACACTTTTAGAAGATTATCTTAATAAACAAAATAGTTTTGAAAATGAAAATTTATATGATATGGTTGATACTAAACTAATGAAAACAAATTTTCATAAGTTAAAAAATAAAGGTAATGTAACAGAAATAAAAAGTAATATAATTTTTGAAGCATTATTTCCAAAACAATCATATTTTCAAGATGCTTGGCAAAGGCATAGTTACTATGGTGGTCTTTCTACTGTTGAATATAATAATGTGAAAAAGTTTAGTAAAAGAAAGGATAAACATGGCATTGTTTTAGATGTTAATTCATTATATCCTTTTATAATGAGTTCAAGATTATTACCATATGGTGAGGCACAATATCGTGATACTGCTTATAAAAATATGAATGAAAAATATAAACAACTTTATCCTTTATACATTCAAGATATAACTATTTTTGATTTGAAAGTTAAAAAGAATAAAATGGGGTTTTTACAAGTAAAAGATAATATGTATTTCAATGGAAGGGAGTGCTTAAAAAATAATATTAAAGATGGAAAAAAAGTAACACTACATTTAAGATTAACAAATGTTTTATTGGATTTGCTTTTTGAGTGTTATGATGTAAAAGCTTATAAACTTGGTGGTCATATGGCTTTTATGGGAAGTTATAATTTGTTTAAAAATTACATTGATTTTTGGAGCAAAATAAAACAAGAAAACGAGGGTGCATTAAGGGCATTTGCAAAGCTAATGCAAAATGGATTGTATGGTAAGTTTGGTATGGCAGGAGTTACAGAATTAACAAACTTTCAAAATGTAGATGATGTATTCACAATTGAACACACTCATGAAAATGTTGTAAGTGATACAATATATTTACCAATGGCAACTTTCATTACAAGCTGGGCGAAACAATATTTAGTTCAAGCAATTAATAACAACTATGAAAGATTTATGTATTGTGATACTGACAGTTTACATTTGTTTGGAACAATTGAACAAGTAAAAGGTGTTGAAATTGGAAAGAAAATATATGGATTATGGGATAATGAAATGTGTTTTGAAGATTTTAAATATATTGGTTCTAAAAGGTATGCAGAAAAAAATACTAAAACTCATAAATGGGAAATTAAATGTTGTGGATTAACTGATGAAATAATGAAAAAGTTAGATGACATTAATGTATTTGATGTTTGTGAATATTCTGCAAAAGAATTAGCAAAAATGGAATACTTTACAAAAGAAGGTAGTATCTATTATTATAAAGATAAAGCATGCGCACAAAAGATTAAAGGCTTAATAAAATCTAAAAAGTCAAAAATTATAAAAGGTGGTACAATAATACAAGAACAACCTTACATGATTAGTTTAAATAATTATTTTGAAAGATAATAATAAATAAAAAGGGGATTGGAAATATGAGCAAGGTTATATTAAGAAAAAATAAATTCGGAGAATTAAAAGAAAGAAAAATATATGAAGATTTTAACGAGTTTTGCGAGGAAAATATGAAATATATATATGCAAGGGTAAAAGTGGTATATGATAAATATAAAAGTGGTTTCAATAGATTAAGGTTAGACTATGAAGATTGTGTGTCTATTGTTTGTGTAAAATTAAGTAAGGTTTGGTGTCAATTAAATTATGAAATATCTAGTGCAAATACTTTTGTAGCAACAGTAATTTTTAAAGAACTAGCTAGCAAATTAAGGGATAATGGTAGAAAATCAAAATTTAATGAATTTGGTGCTGATTATTCTACTGATTATATTTTAGAAAATAATGGGGACGTCGAAAGAGAAAATTTACTAGATAGGTACACAGGGAAAGAAGATGATTACGAATTTGAAAGTTTAGAAACTGCAATAAATGTAATTTTGGATTGTGGAAATCAATATTATTATGAAATTAATAAAATAATTTTGCATATGTTAGCTGATGGTTTTAGTTTTAGTCAAATAGCTGATTATATGACTAAACATGGTTATAAAACAAAGCAAGGGAAAGATTTTACTAGACATACAGTTTATTTAAGAGTAGAAATGCTAAGAAAACAAATAAGTAAAAATAATAAAGAAGATGAAATAAAAGAATTATTATGCAATTAATAGTAAAAGGGTTAACTTTTGTTAACCTTTTTTTATTTTTTGCATACAATATAGTGTAGTTATTTAAAAGTTTAAATATAATACTTATAGTTAACTGCAAAGGTGAAGAGCCTCTAACTGTAATATTGTGATTTGCAACACTATTATATACATTTAAATAATTGCAGTTTTGTATTTTTATAAAGTCCTCTTAAAGGAGGACTTAATTAAGAATACAGTTATACTCATTTACGAGTATACTTATTTACGAGTATACTCATTTACGAGTATACTTATTTACGAGTATACTCATTTACGAGTATACTTATTTACGAGTATACTCATTTACGAGTAAAACAAAAAAGGAGGTTAAATTATGGAATTTAAAACAATTGAAGAAGCAAAAGAATATGTTAATAAAATTGAAGCTGAAAATAAAAATTTAAATGATTTATTAGAAAATCAAAAAGTAGCAATGACAGAAAAAGAAAACAATATAACTTCATTAAATGAAGAAATAAATAGATTAAAAATAAAAAATTATGAATTGTTTGAGCAAATACCAGTATCAAATAATTCAAATAATAAATCTTCTAAAAAAGATGTTGATAATGAAATTGACATAGATTATATTTTAAAGAATTTTGATAAATAGGGGGAATAAATTATGGCATTAGATAATGTTACTTTTACAAAAGCACTTGCAAATGCTTCAAGTCAAGAATTTAAGGATAGAATAGGTGATATTACAAAAGAAAATATGCACAAAATTGGTGAAATAATATCAACTTATCCAACTGCAAAAAATGAATTTGTAACAGTTCTTACAAACCAAGTTGCTAAACAAAGATTTTTTAATAAGGCTTATGAAAATCCGTACAAGCTATTCAAAAAAGGGATATTGCCATACGGAAAATCAATTGAAAGTATTTTTGTTGATATAGTTAAGGGTAAAGATAGGACAAGACAAACAGATACAACAAATTTAGCAAGTGATTTATTAGGTAGACAAAATCCCGAGGTAAAAGTTGAATATTATAGTGAAAATAAACAAATGCAATATCAAGCAACTATTTCTGACGAGGAATTAAAGGGAGCGTTTAGAAATGAAAACGGATTAAGTGAATTAACATCAAGAATTTTACAAGCACCTCTTAATTCTGCTGAATATGATGACTTTTTATTGGTAAAACATGCACTTGCACACATAAAAGGTGCTGAAGTCAAAATTGGAAAAACTGAATATGATAAATTAACATTAAAAGCTAAGGCTGAAAGCTTAGTTACTGCAATAAAATCTTATATATTAAAGATGAAATTTTTATCTAATAATTATAATGGTCAAGGTGTAATGACATACAGTAAACCTAATGAGTTAGTTTGCTTTGTCCCAACGGACTTACTTGCAGTTATGGACGTTCAATTATTAGCACAAGCATTTAATGTAAGTTATGACGAAATTAATCTTCATGTATTACCAATCGATTATTTCGAAAAATGCACAAAAGCAACTAGTGGAGAAACTTACACATATGGCGAAGATACAGAAACTCAATGTATAATTTGTGATAAAGAAGCTATACAAATTTGGGAAACTTTAAACAGTTCCGAAACATTTAGAAACCCACAAGCTTTATACACAAATGTTTGGTTTAATAGATGGGGAATAGTTGCAAGTTGTAACTTTGTAAACTGTGTAAAATTTGTAGTAAAAGCATAATATAAAGGGGAATTTTCCCCTTTTCTAATATTAGGAGGTATAAAATGCCACGATTAAGCAAAGTTTTCTTTTGTAGTATTCCCGAACTTGATATTAATTATAATCATACTGTAAATTTTACAAATATAAATAATCAAATAAATTGGTTTTTAAATAAAGCAAAATATGTAATGACAGAATGTACTTATTTAAGGAAAGAAAGAAGTTTAACAATTGATAAATATATTGACGATTGTATGAATTTTAATTATTGCTTATGGAATAACGGGACAAGATGGGAATATTTTTTCATTGTAAATAAAGAGTATGTAACAGAAAACAGTACAAAACTTACATTAAAGTTAGATGTATTTCAAACTTATTATTTTAACATTAAATTTGATAAAATCGAAAGTTATATAGAAAGACAACATTGTAATAGATTTGACACCAATGGTAATATAGATTTAGATAATTTGTTAGAACCCGAAGATTTAGAAGTTGGTGAGTTAAAAGTACAAGAAATTTATAATGCTTATGACTACAGTAATAAAGGGTGTTATTTTTTGACAAGTTCCACAAGGCTTGGAATGATAAATGGTGGTTCTAGTGGTGGCTCAACTGGTGGGTCAACTGGTAATCAATCTACATTATATAAAGAAGGATATGCAAGCATGATGGGACTTTATTTCATCAAACAAGGTGAGGGATTTTCTTCAACTCCTTACAATTTGGGTGATGGAACTTATACTATTGGATATGGTACAACAAGTGAATATGATAGTGCACATTATAACCAGCTTGCCCCTAAATGTACAGAGCAACAAGCGTCTGAAGTTTTGGGCGACAGTTTGTATAAAAGTTATTCAAAATATGTCCATGATACTTTTGTTAGCTATGGATATGACATGAATAAAATGAAACAAAATGAATTTGACGCTTTTGTATCCTTTTATTATAATACTGGAAGTTTAACAAGTCGCTCAATATTTACAAAATATATTAATGGTGATAGTAAAGAAAGTATAGCAGAAACTTGGAAAACAACTGTTATTATGGTTGGTTCACAATTTGAGCAAGGTTTAAGAAATAGAAGAAAGGCTGAAGCTAATGTATTTTTAAATGCAGACTATAATTACAAAAAAATTGAAATATTAGACGGTAGTGGTTATATAACAGATAATAACGGTATGGGTTATATACCACCTCCATACGATAGGCAAGAACCTTCACACAGTACAATAAGAGAAAATGTTGTTGCAAGTGCAAGAAAATTGCTAGGTAAACCTTATGTATGGGGTGGAAATTATCCTCCATTAGGTAGCGATAAAGGTACGGATTGTTCGGGTTTATGTCAATGGGCGTATAATGACAATGGAATTAAAATTTCAAGAACAACATATACACAAATCAATGATGGTAAAGAAACAACATTTGACAATTTAAAAATGGGGGATTTAGTCTTTACTAGAGGAAAAACAGATAATGGACATGTAGTTATGTTTATTTCTAAAAATAGTGATGGGACATTACATGTAATTGAAGCTAAACAAACTGGTACAAATATAATGGAAAATGATAGAACACCAAACGACAATTATAGATATAGAAGTATAATAAATGATTAGGAGGTGTAATGAATGAGTATTGTAGCTGGAAATGATATTGAAAGTAGTGTGATGGGAAATATTCCCGTTGGACTTTATTATTATTGTATACCTAGGGAAAAAATTAATACTGCAACTTACTTGGGATTTGTTGATACAATTCAAAGTTTAACATACAACCCTTTTATTGAAGTTGATGATATGAGTACAATAGTTGAGTGTTCATTCGATAGTGATAGATATGGCTCACCAAAAGGAGGTATACCAAAATGCTATAGAATGTCGGGATTTGATACAATTGATAAACAATTATATGAATTAAACACTTTCCCCGATAATGATAATGGATTACCTACTTTTGAACCAAAACTTTATACATTTCCTTTCCGTTATTTTATGATAACTGACTATATGAACACTCCTCTTGTTATAAAACCCGAACTATGTGAAAATAAGACATTAAAATTAAGGGTAAAAGCAACAAATATTGCAACAGAAAGTAAGTATAATTTGTATGTAAATGGTTATAAAGGAGATTACAACGGTAATTTAAATGGGATTGTCAATAATAGTCCCCTAATGTTACCAGTTTTATCAAGTGCTTATTCTCAATTTTTAGCAACAAGTTCTGCAAGTTTTAACCAAGGTAATATTAATGCTATGTTAGAAAATGATTTATCACTAAAGCAAGGATTAGCAACTAATAGCTTAAATTACAGACAAAACACAACAAATAATTATATGCAAGGTCTAAGTAGTGGGTTAGGTGCAATTGCAAGTTTACTTTCATTAAATTTTGGTGGAGTTGTTAATGGAGCAATGGGAGTAGTACAATCGGGAATAAATCAACATTTTAATACATTATCAAATAATTTAAGTAATAGTCAATTAAAAGAGCAAAATAAATTATCAAATTTTGAAGTATCATCAATGGCAAATGCTAAAACAACAGACTTATTAAATACACCAAATTCAATTAAAACAAGTGGTAACGACACGCTATTTAATTTAGTAAATAGTAATAGAAAGATAGATATAATAGAATTTGGTTTGGATTTTAGATACAAGCATAGAATTTATGATTATTTTGTTAAGTATGGCTACAAGGTGAATAAATGGGAAAAAATTAATGTAAATTCAAGACGTTATTTTAACTTTATTAAGACAAATACTTGTAACATTGTAGGTGATGAAATACCTCATGAATATTTAGAAGAAATAAAAGACATATTTAATAGAGGTGTAACAATTTGGCATATTGATAATGGTGCAAGTATTGGAGACTATTCAGTAAGTCAATTACATGGGAATGTGGAGGTGTAAAATAATGAGTAAAAATAAACAAGCAATAGAAGTTTATAAAAATGTAAATTTTACTAGAATTTATGATTATTATAAAATGTTGGCTTTAAACATGTTTACATGGGAAAATTTACCTCAAACTATGAACTCAAGATATATTGAAAACGCATTATATGAAAATGGACTTTGTTTAGTTAATAACGATACTAATATGGGTTTAATTTCAGTTCCTTGTAATTATGGTGCTGATATGAATATCAATGGAGAAAGTACAGAGGTAATAACTTCGGGTTATAATTATATAAAAACTATTAATTATATAAAAAATAAAGATTGTGTGTTAATTAGAAATAATGATTTAGCAAAAGCAACAAGAGATTATATTGCTAATTATGCTGAAAGAATGTTAGAAGTTGAAATGTGTATAAGAGCAAATATAAACCAACAAAAATTTCCTTGGTTCATTAATGCTACTGAAAAAACAAAAAAAGCGCTAGAAATAATATTTGAAAAGGTAGAAAATTTTGAACCTTTTATTTTAGCTAACAGAGAAATTGGATTAGGAGATAATGCATTAGAAGTATTAACTATGCCAACGCCTTACGTAGCTGATAAGCTAAATGAATATAAATATGAACTTGAAAGAGAAATATTAACCTTCTTATCATTAAATAATAATTTTGAGAAAAAAGAAAGATTATTAACAGATGAAATTAATTCTAATAATGACTTTATTAGTACAAATGCAATGTTAATGTATAAAAATAGACTTCAAGCATGTGAAGAAATTAATAAAAAGTTTGGGTTAAATGTAAAAGTATTACCTAACAAAGAAATGATTAGTAAATATTATCAAGATGACGAGGAAAAGGAGGAAAATAATGACTAGTAAATATACATTACAACTTTATTACATTTATAAAGATGATACTTACAATTTATTTGACCAACCTTACAACTTGTATAATAATGAGTTAAAGCCTTACTTTCAAGAAAAATTCTTTCAGCACTTTATGTTTTATGAAATTGGATTTGACAATATTAATATTTTTAAACAACATTTAATTTCTACACTAAATGACATTTATCCAAAATACAAACAACTTTATGAAACAGAAATACGATGTTTAGATATAGATTTTATGTTAAACAAAGATTTAAAAGAAAGTTATATAAGAAAACTAAATGGAGAAAGTGAGGGAAATAGTCAAGCTACTTCTACTAGCGATAATACATCTAATAATAATGATTTAACAATTGCTAATGATACACCTCAAAATAAAATTGACGATTTAGATAAATACATGACATCGGCTAGTAAAACAAATAGTAATTCAACAAATAATTCTACGTCTAATGCAAACAATACAATAAAAAATAAGTCAAGTAATAGTGAAGAATATGAACTTATATCACAAGGTAATATTGGTATAACATCAAGCGCAGAACTATTAGAAAAGTGGAGAAATGTATTAATTAATATAGACCAAATGATTTTTAAAGAACTTGAAAATTTATTTTTATTTGTGTTCTAGGGGGTAAAATATGAGTAATATTGATGTAAACAAAATTCAACAAAATGTAAAAGAATTACAAGACCAAAATGGTATTGACTTTCAACAATGGAAAAAATTAAGTAAAGACATTGAAAAACTTTCAAAAAAAATTAAATTAAGTGATACAAATTTACTTACATTAATGAAAAAAATTAAAAATGATTATGAAAGTTTAAAAAGAATAATAATTGATGAAAATATACAAGTTCAATTAAATAATAAAATTGGACAAAATAGAAATGAAATTGTAGATAATAAAAATAAAATTGATTATGTTAATATTAAAGCTGAAGAAAATAGTAATAAAATTGAAGATAATAAAAATGAAATTAATAAAAAAGTAAATAATCAAACTTTTCAAAATACAGTTGATAAAATTAATTCAGAATTGGATAATAAGGCGCAACAAGTTGACTTAGAAATTGAGAGAAAAAGAATAGATAGTTTTACTACATTAAAAGATGATAGTACAACTGGTGATGCTGAATTAATTGATGCAAGAATAGGTGCTGATGGAAAAACTTATAGTAACCTAGGTAACGGAATTAGATACCAATTTAAAAATATAAATACTGTATGTCCTTTATTTGTGAATAAGAGCAACTTATTTGATAAAGAGTCTAGTGAGATAGTTAATTTAATGAAAAGTTCAAATTCAGATATTATTGTACCGGTTGCTGGGGTTCAATCTATAATATTTAAATGTAAAAATAATTCAACTTATAACGTGTCTTTTAGTGGAGGGAATAGATATATTGTTTATCATACAAGCAAGTATCCGGCTTTGGATGTAGCAGTTAACAAAACAACATATATTCGTGAAAGTAGTGAAATTCTAAATGGTAATGCAAGATATGAGGGTGATATAGTAACTGGAGAAAATGATAATTATTTAGTTGTTTACTTTGCAAATAATGAACAATATGCTGATACTAAAAATTGGATACAAATTACAGAGGGAAGTGGACTTAAACCTTTCGTTAAATTCTTTAGTGAATACAAATTAAGTGGTTTAAAAGTTGACGTAAGAAAGGATGAATACACTTTTAAGCAAGATATAAAACAAGACTTGGGGAAACTAGATAAAGGATATTTGGTTATATGTGTAGATGATGGAACTGAATATGATGTAAGTATAACGTTCCCAGTAATAAAAGAAAATAATATTCCTATGTGTTTTTGTTTATTTGATACAAGTCCAATTTTAACAAATCCAAGTTACAAAACTGAATTTGATTCTCTTTTATCAAAGTATAAATGTGAAGTAGTACAACACGCAACAAGTGTAATGGATAACTGGGATATTGAAACGGTTGAAAATTATTTTTTACAACAACAAAAATCAATGCAAGAAAAGGGATATAACTGTAGTAGTTTTGTAGCTTCAGAAAATAAAAGTAGTGAAAACATAAGATTGGTAGGTTCTAAATATTTTGACCTTATATGTAGTGAAGCTAATAAAGATAACTATAGAAGGACAAATAGATATGCCTTAGGTAGATTTGCAATAACAACAGGGTTTGGATTACAAATGTATAAGAATAGAATAGATAAGGCTATTAAAGATAAGCAACTCCTAATTTTATATTATCATAGCGTAACAATGCAAAATGAAGCCTACTTGCAATTATTAAAAGATATAATTGTCTATGCTAAAAGTTCAGACATAGAAATTACAACTTTAAAATCATTTTTTCTAAACAGTTAATTGACAATTGATAAATATTATTTTCACAATATAATTATATAATCATACAATAAAGTGTAAATGTAAATTTTACATTTTATTGTATAAAAGGAGGAATAAATTTGATAAAAGGGATTACAGAGGATATATTAAAAAAAGTTTATGATTTTTCGGAAATGACAGATGAAGAGTTAAAATGCAAGTTTTTTCAAAAATTAGAAGAATGTATTGATTTATGCAACAATTCATCAGAAATACTAGATTGGATAAAAAGTGAAGGTATAGAGGATAATGTAAAAGAAATACTTAACACATGGAAAGATGACGGGACTTTAAAAGAAATAATAAACAACTATATAATTATCAATTTAAAAAATGAAATAATTACAGAAATAAGTAAAAATTTAAATTTTTCTTTAAAAAGTTTTTCAGATTTAGCACTTATTACTGGAGGAAATGCAATAATTGAGCCAAAAACTTCAAAAAGTTTTATGCTACCATTAGATGATAATATACCTCAAACATCTATAATTAATATTTATTTTAGTGAACCTATTGAAAATGGTGTGATATATGATTATAGAATAGAAAATGAAAATGTATTAAGTCTTAGGTTCACAAATGTAACTGATAATTCTATAACTTTAAGCGATAAAGAAATTAGTTTAAAAGTTATTTATTAACAATAACTTAAATTATGTAAAACTATATGGGAGGTAAAATTATATGGAAGAAATAGTAAGTATGATTTCAAATGTAGGTTTTCCAATCGGGTGTTGTATTGTAATGTTTATTAACAATGCTAAATTTACAGATGCGTTAGTTAATCTTAATGTAACATTAAAAGAATTATCAACACGCATGGAAACTTTAGAAAATAAATTTCAAAAATAATATAAGCACCTAAATGGTGCTTTTGCTTTAAGGAGGTAAAATATGAATTATTACAATTATGATAAAATATGTAGTTATAATGCCATATGGAATTTTATTTTGACAAACAGAGGATTTGGTAAATCATATGGCCTTAAAAAAAAATGTATTAAAAACTTTTTAAAAAAAGGTGAGCAATTTATTTATTTAAGAAGATGGAAAACAGAACTTAAAGATAATGATAAATGGTTTGATGATATAAGAAATAAATTTCCAAATAATAAATTAGAATATAAGAAAGGAAAATTTTATATAGATGGAAAAGTCGCAGGGTTTCCAGTTGCTTTAAGTGTTTCTCAAAGGTATAAATCTGTTGCTTATCCAAATGTAACCACAATAATGTTCGATGAATTTATTGTTGATAAAAGTCTAAGTATGAGATATATTCCTAATGAGGTTGATGTTGCTTTAGATTTTTATGAAACTGTTGCAAGAACTAGAAATAATGTAAGAATGTATTTCTTGGCTAATAATATCACAAAAGTTAATCCTTACTTTACTTATTTCAATGCAAAAATAAATGAAAATGAAAGATTTACACTACTTCGCGATGGTGAAATGGTAATAGAATATAATACAGATGATATATTCATAGAAATGAAAAAACAAACAAAATTTGGAAAACTAATAAGAAATACAAAATATAGTGATTATGCTATAGAAAATAAATCTTTAAGAGATAGCAACACATTTGTAGAACAAATGAGTTTAAAACATTGTGATGAATATTTCGCAGTTGAATATAAAAATAAAAAATATATGGTTTGGGGAAATGTTGTAAAAGATATATTATACATTACTGATAAACCCACTAAAACTGCAAAATGTTTTAGTGTTTTAGCGTCCGACCATAACGATAATACATTCTTAAACAATAAATACATTGGAAATAGTTGCTTTAATAATTTAATAAGATATTTTCAATTTGGTAAAGTTAGATTTAAAACTATAGAAATAAAAATAGTTATGTATGAAATGTTAAAAGATTTAGGAGTAAAATAAAAAGAGCAGATATTGTCTGCTCTAAATCTATTTAAAGAGGTGATTGGAATAACTAATTATCTTATTTCATATAACATTTTTTCTGCTATTTCTAATCTATATTTAACTTTCTTTAATACAGATACCCTATAATTTAAATTTAAAATTAAAATATTTGTAGAGTTTATTCTTTCATCAATTTGATTAACATCAACACCAATGTCAACGGCTACTTTTTTACCATTTTCAAGTTTCTTAATATCAGTTTTTGAAACTTTTAATTGCTCCTTTACTCTTTCAATTTCTTGCTCAACTTCAATTTTTAATAATTGTAATTTTTCTAACATGATTTACATTCTCCTTTAAGCATTTATTTTATTTATTAAAACTTCTTTACTATCTTTATATGTGAATTTTATGTTTTTATCTTTACAAATTTGTCTTAATTCATCAACTGTTTTATCATTATAATTAATAACTTCTTTAAATTTTGTTATTTCAATTTCAGTAACAACAACATTAACATAATTTTTCCAATTACCATTTTCATCTTGTTTATTTGTAATATCAAGTTGACCCTCAATTAATACTCCAGTTCCTTTAAGTAATAATTTTTCTAGGCTTTCTACTCTTTTTCCAAACAATGTACAAGGTACAAAATAAGTCTTTTTCTTATCACCAAATCCTACAGTATTTGCAACTGTAAACTTACCTACGTAAGTACCACTTTGTAGTACACTAACTTCCATGTCTTTTGTTAAATTCCCATTGATAAATACTTTATTCATAATGTTAAAATCCCCTTTTTAATATTTTATTTTTCCTTATATTATATTGTACGTTATTTAATTAAAAATGTTAATAAAAATTTTTAAAATAAAAAGAAAAAAGAGTAACTAATTTGTTACTCTTAATTCTGTTCAAGTTTTGAGATAGATTGTTTAAAATACTGATAAAATAAATGTTATAGAAAAATAGAAAAAAGGTTAAAAAGTTTAAATTAGGATTATACTATATTGTATGATTTTTAACTTAAATTGTAAAGTTTTTTAAGAATGAAATTAAAAAAGGTAAAATAAAACCTAATCCAAATGCAATAATTGTTAAATATGCTATCAATAATACTTGTCCTAATACTTTAATTGCTCCTCTACCTAACAAAACCAATAACACAATTACAATTAATAACATTATTTATTACCTCCTTTTAACATAAATTCTCTAAACACTTTATAACTACCCTCTGCAAATCCATTTTTATAACAGTATAATTTATAATTTACCCATAATTGATTATTGACCATAATTTACCACCTCCTATTATCTTTTATATATTCCTTACGCCAATTTTTATAAATCTCGCGTGCTTGAGATAAATATTTAAATCCATATGCCTTTCTAATATAACGTATAGCTTCGATAGGGTCTTTGTATGCAAGATATTCTGTGTTTTGTATTTTATTTATTCTTTTTTCAATTCTCTTTCCCATAGTGTTACCCCTTTATAATTTTAAAATTTGATTTTGGATATTTACCTTTTATACCTTTATCATTTATAACATAATAACTTGTACTTGTTTCTTCTAATACAACATATTTACTATTCTTACTTATTATTTTATATTTACTTATACCAACTGAATTTATTGCTTTTATTATTTTAAAACTGCTTACAACTGGTAAGTCATCTACTATTGTAAACCTATCAGAACAATAAACAAATAAATTACCACTATCATCTATAATTGTATATCCACGATTTTCTTTCAGTTCAACATTATAAAGTTTACCTATAGTTAAATAGTTTTTTAATAAATAATTGTTTATACATTTTATATTAATAACCCTCAACCCCTTTTGTATAAAAATAAATTAAACGTCCTTATAATATTTATTAATTATTGATATTGTACTTTCTATTGTACAACCTTTTATTAAATGTCTATTAGTTTCATTGTATACAAGATAGAAACCTTTTGAGTTTCTACCTTTATACTTTAAACCGTATTTATTACATAAATTTAATAACCTTTTCATTTCTTTTACCTCCTATTTTAGAAACTTGCAACATCTTCCATTTGCCATGCTAATTTATTTCTTCTTTTAATATTAGCATTTTGATTGCTCACTCTTCTTTTATTTAATCTTTTTTCAAACCATGACATAAATTTTTCATCTTCATTAACAAATTTCTCATATTCTTCACTTGTAAATATATATGAATAAACTATAGAATATCCATTAGCCTTTATATCTTTTTCAAAAGCTTTCTTTGTTTTATATTCATATTTTAATATTTCTATTCTTCCATCAGTATCTTTAACAACTGCTACTAATTTTTTCATTTCTTCCACCTCTTTAATCTTTATAAAGAAAATAATTTCACCATTATTAAATATTACTTTATTGTATCTATTTAAAGTTTGAATAACTTTATATGCTTTAGTTAATGTTAAACCATATTCATTAACTAAATATTTTTTCATTTTGTTTAATTCTTTACCATAGTTTTTTATTACTCTTTCTTCTCTTGTATTTAATCCTTTTCCAAACACTAACTTTTTCATAATAACCTAACTCCTTTTAACCTTTAATATTTAACTCCATTTCCATGATTTAATTATATCAAATATTGTTAATTATTTCAATAGTTTTTTGAAAAATATTTAAAAGAAATTTATAAAAATTTTCGACAAATATTATGATAATATATGGAGCAATATTGTTATGTGAAAATTAGTGTTAATAGATAATGAATA